AGAACCAAAGTGTCCTTCGTGTGGATATTCTAGTGGGTTTGAAAATGCAGCAGAATATGACTTAGACACGTTTGGTGTCATAGGAAGTTTAGTTGCAAGTTTCAATGTAACGTTAGAGTTTTCGATTGCTTCGTTTGATTCATCAACAACCTTACTGAAATTTGAATATCTAAAATATGCTTTAAATTGCTCAAGTTTAGTATTTGAATAATTCAATGCTGCTTCTTTAACATTCGCTTCAATATCTGCCGCTGCATAACCACCAACTTCACGGTTAAAATAAACTTGAATATTTGGTTGAATGAAGATGTATGATGGGTCAATGATTTCTGGTGTAATAGAAACCACATTACGTTCTTTTAGAATAGAATCGACAATCTCTGCTTTTGCAATTTCGTTAATTACAAAACCACTCTTTGGTTTTAGGGCAATATAAACCTTACCATAAACTGGTGGGTCATTCTCTTCACCGCCCCATGATGATACTGCTTGAACATCAGGATAGTTTTGTAGAATTGCGGTTCTATAGTCAGTAGAAGTTACCACACGGTTTTGTGCGTTAAAGTTTAGCGGAGCAAGGTAGCGAATTGATTCAATACCTTCACGCTCTGCACCACCAGTAGATTTTGTATTTCCAGCGGCAACAACAATATCTTGAGCATAACCCTCAATTGGTGTTGTGTATTTGAATTTATTTGCACCGTTTGCAGCAGCACCATTAGTAGCAAGATAGTTAATCATAATGATATTATTATGCTCTAGTGCTTTACCCATATTCCCATCACCAAAGTAAATCTCATATAGTTCTTTGGAAGTTTCTTGCAAAAAGAATACTGGACTTTCAGAAGTTAGGTTTGAAATAGAAACCGTCTTTAGGTAAGTTTGTGTTTGTAGGTTGGTTGCAGAACGTTGCACTTTAACATCAATAGTTGAAGTATCTACATTACTGTTCTTAATAATGAAACGTTGAGAAGGGTCATTGTTATCAAAAACATATTCTTGATTGATTACGTTGCCTTCGTATAGATAAACATTCGGAGTGGAGTAAATATAGTAATCTCCATCCAAAGATTCTTGTGTTGCGTTGTGAGAATCCACTGTGTTAAATTTGTAAGTAACACCATCAATCTCACTGTCGTAAGTAGTATACTTTGGAATAGAAATACTTGAAGGTAGTGGGTTAGTTGACGCAGGTACCTTAATTTTAATCTGTACTGCAATTCGTGATGAACCAGCAGAACGAGGAGTATACCCCAACATCTTTGCACGAGACACAACGGACTCACGCATCTGTGCAGTATCCAAGAACATTTCGTTTGCAACCATGTTCATGTAGTACGCATTGTAGTGTGTGTTATACGCAAGCAAGTCCAATAGCACTGCCATTGAACTGCCTTCGAAATCGTAGTCCTTGAATTGACTCTGAGACTTTAGGAAACCTTTAAGACTATCCTTAATCTGGTCAAAATCAAGTTCTGATACTTTTAAATCTGCCATTATCGAACTCTCTCTAAGAATGTTTCAACCGCTAATTCTTCTGCAATATTCTCGATATAGTACATGATGATAATCTCATACCCATTTTGGTCTGGATATCCATTTACTTTCACTTCCGATATCGTCACCCGTTTCTCAAAGTTTTGAATAACTTCGATTATTGCTAGTTTTAAGTTATCCTCACTGAACGAACTAAACGGTTCAAATAGGGTATCACGAATATTGCCACCGATTTCTGGATGAAACGGTCTCTCATAGTGAGAAGTCATAAGCAAGTTCAACATAGAACGCTTGACTGCTTCAACGTCTTTGATACGACCAATGTCACCCGTCACTGGGTGTGGCATGAAGTTCAAATCAAAGTCCGTATAGGTTGCAGTTTGTGTTTTTAGTAATGCTGACATTTCTCTCTTTATCCAGTTTGGTGGTATCCTATTTTATTTATAAGACAAGTCTAACCACCTGCGAATACGTTACCACTTCCAGCGGAAACAGAAGTACATCCGCTAATACCATCTCCAACACGACCACATCCCTTTTTATTCACAAAAACGGTACCACTTCCACTTGCGATTGACGCTACATGACCTGGGCATGGTGAACCTGGTAGTAGGTGTCCAGTATTAATATCACCTTGTCGTGATACTGGAATTCCGTTAGCGAAAACATTTCCGCTACCAACTGCTCTAACCATTCCAGAGCAATGTGCGCTATCTGCATCACCAATTCGTGTTACTGCGGGCATTATCGTGTCTCCCTTTTAAGTAATTCTTTGAATTTGGACTCGTGTGAATCCATCTCCCTATGTTGTTCATCCGTATGAGGTGGTGGTGGAACATTAGGTAAAAACTTAATCACGTTTTCTATAACTTGAGGAATGTCCTCATATTTGTAGTATGTCCTAATCTGTCCATCCACTAAGATTACAAACACACCCTCCATTACGGATTTCTTTCTAAGTATGCAGTAATCCAAGCACCTGCGGCATCCCAATCATTACCAATACGGTGAGTCACACTTATAGTTTCTGTCTCTACCACATCAGGTACCAATGGGTCTTCCCAATTTACTGTAACATCAAATACAACATCCAAATAATCTTTCGTATCATTCTTTACGACAAGTAAGTCTTGTCCTTCTGGTACGTTAGAAAATCCACTCACTGTCTCAGGTGGAATATGCTTTGGATGAATTGGGTCAAAGTTATCATCATCGTCTAGGTTGGTTACTTGTCCCTTCTCAATGTAGATAATCTTATCTTCCCATCCCGCAGAGTACACCCCATTAATAGTGACTGTATCTCCACTCCATGATAACTCAAGTCCCTTATCTTCGACTTGAGGTACCACGTTTGTCACTTCAATATTAATCTCACCCTCATCACCAATGATAGTAAAACTAACATCTACTTCCTTTTCTCTAATGGTTGGTGACGCTAATCCTGCTAATGCTTCTACATGAGGTGCGCCTTCAACCAAGTCAGCAGTTGTCAATGCCATCTTTTTTCCTATATTTTAATATTTTTTTCAAAAACCTCTTGACAAGTCTTGACAAGTGTGTTATTATACAGTTGTAGGGTTTATTATACCATATAGTATTTAGTATTAGTTCAAGTCGATTCTTGCACCGTCAATATCTACGTTACCACCTGCTTTGATAGTATAATTCCCACCGCACTCGTGCGTAACGTTTCCACTTGTCTTCGTTGTTACATTACCAGTTGTGTCAATAGTAACATCACCACCAGTGACAACAATATTAATTCCTCCACCACCATCAACTTTTAAATCTACACCTACGCCACCGCCTGTCATAATTTTCAAGTCAGCACCGTAGTTTACTGTTTCCCCACCTGCAACATGCTTGAATGAATTTCCATCTGTGAAGATGTGGGCATCGTTGATTGTCTTTTGAATCATATCTGCATTTGGTTGCATCTCAATACCAGTACCAGTATGGTGACGGATGTTGATTCGTGCTGCACCTGGACTATCATCCAATTCTAGTGCGTGTCCACTTTCAGATACGATTGCTTTGTTGTATGGATAAACCGCTGCGTATGAGGAAGCGGGTTCATCAAAGGTAGAACCGTCTGGTGCAGTTAGTCCAGTTTTTCTTGCACTGTCTGCAACTGCTTGACCCGCAGAAGGTGTACCAGTAGAAGCACCTGGAGTACCCGCTGCGGTCAAAGGTACATTATCTTCTGGTGTAATTTCCGCTGGTTTGGTTCCGTCAGAAGGTACTACGGTTGATTTTGAAACTGGTCTATTCGCCAAAGGTTCAGGACCTTCATCGCCCAAGTCATCTGCCCAACCACCAGCACCCTTAGTTGGGATTACCCCCAAGACATAAGGTACTTGCGCTGCTTCTCCATCTTGGAAAAACCCAAAGACCCAATCCCCAATACGAGGTGGGTTAATCTGAGGATTTGGTGATGGTTCGTAAACGACAACTGCCCACGGCAACGAAGCAGTAGGTAGTTGTTCAACATTATCTGTATGCCATCCAAGGCAACGTACTTTGACACGACCTAGTTGTTCTGGGTCATCTCTCTGTACAACTCGCCCCATCCACCATATGAAACCGTTACGTCCTGGTAGTCTTTGATTCTGCATCTTGTTTTACCTTCTCATAATCTACATTATCTTTGAGGTGTTCAAACTTATCTACCAAACCTTGTCTACACAATTCTTCTAGTGACACACTAGGTAGGTCTTTTAGTTTCTGTTTGTTTTCTTTATTGCTCATTACTTAAATAGTTCGCCAGTTTCTTTAGTTTTAGGAACGTTATCTTTCATCCAATCATAGATTTGTTGTTGCAACTCTTTATTGTCAACTGGACGCTTACCCTCTTTCTTAACTGTTACATATGTAAAATCTTTAACAACCAATTCGCCAGCGGCAGTTTTAACTGGTTTACCGCTTGCATCCAAGAAAGGAATTGTGTTTTCTCTATTATTTAGAATGACAGCAACCTTACCATCTAGACCACGAGGAATAGAACCAGTTACGATTTGGTGCATTGTTTTTGCAGCACCAACGTGTGTTTTCAACATGATGTTATCTGGAACAACCCTTGCACGACCTGCGTTATTCTTAACTGCAACTGCATAGTTTGTTAGTACCCACACCAAATGTACATTGCTTGACTGATAACCAACACCTTCTAGTTTTGGTAGAACGTCTGTAATATCTTCAATATCTTTTAGAGTAACGTCAAAAATAATATTTGGAAGTCTATCTGCTGATACATCTGTTAGAAGCAAATCAAGAGACTTCTCTTTGATTCCCTTGTCTTTTACAAATGTGTGTAGTTTGAAAACGTCTTTACCATTACGCAAGTCTAGTCCTTGAATCTCAGGATACTTGTCTTTCAATTTAGCAATTTTTAGTAAAGCAACTTTCCACTCATCAACGTCACGAATTTTGTATGATGAACTATCCAAAAACTTTGAGATAGCAAACCCTTTACCAGAACCTGCACCGCCTGCTAGAAATACAACTTGTCCGTATTTCGCTCCGTTGTTAAACAGAATTAATTTTTCTTGTAGGTCTTGTGCTTCTTCTTGAGTGTTCACGACCCACTCTTTAAGTGATTTCATTTACTTTCTCCTTATGGTACTAAACTGTCAATCTTTTCTCTAGACGAATCTTTAACAACTCGGACGTTCTGTAAGTATTGTTCTTGTGTCCAGTTGTGATTAATTGCGGTAATCAAAGCGTTTCCACTAATCTGACTATCGTTTAAAAGTCCTTGGTCAACACCAACAGTAGCAGGTAGGTTTACATCAACCACATCACCAATCTTTCTATTAGTATTACCGTTCAACTCCAAGTCAATCTTCATGCCTTGCATCAAGTTTGCTTGAATTCTTTGTGTTTGTGCAAACTTCTCTACGCCACTTGGGTTTGGTTCAGACGCATCTGTAAATAGTAACTGTAAGTTTGCTTGAGAATTCGCAGTAGAAGACTTATACACTTTTTCAAACTTACTGCCCATTGGAAGATTTGGTTCCATAGTCTCAATCTTCTTAAACACATCTTTAACTGCTGTATCTACAAAAGCAACAGAACCTTGAATTGGGTCAAATGTAACTTGAGTGCTTGCGGTTCCACCACCAACAACTCTCTTCAAGTTATCGCCTTGGTCAATAATATTGTAGTTACGAATTGCTTGGTTATTTGCTGCAACATCATCTGCGCCACAAATGTTTTGACCTGTCCAAGTCAATTTTTCTCTTTGCTTAGAATCGACTTTAGGTTCGATTTCATCCATTAGAGATTGAACTGTTCTGAAATGAAAACCGTCAAGTCCTTCCCAAAACTGATAGTCTGAACCTTCACTGTACTTTGCAGATTGTGCAGTCTTTTTCATTTCGTTAATGATTCTCGTTGGAGACCATTGACTAAAAGACATTCGTCTTGGATTCTTAGTTTTTTCTACATCAAATTTCTTATCAACTTTTAGGTGTTGATTATATATCTTTGTAACTTCATCTGAAATAAGTTTACCGTCAAATCCAATGCTTATCGGATTTGTAATATTCTTGAATGCTTCCTTAGACATAAAGTGAAGCACATATGCTTGTGTTAAGTTACCAGTGGAAGCACGACCTGAAACTTTATAAACTTGAAACTCATGGTCAATTGTTTGGTCTGCACCTGGCGTTTCTATTTTAATGCTGAGAAATTCTTCACCACTAATTGGTGTTTGTTCAATCAAACCAGAAGAGTCAGATATCATTAGAGTACCGTGTAAAAACGGTTTATAGATATCTTCATAAATATGCATCTCCACCATGATACCAGTAACATCAACAGGTGTACCAGTACCATACTGTGGTTTGATTTTAATTTCGTCAACGAGATAGTCACTCGCCCTTTGCATTCCTGCTGACATATTATACTATTACCTTATCTGGGTTCAATAAGTCTTTTAACTCATCAACAACTTGGGCAACATGGATTGGTTTAAGAAGACGGATAGTTCTATTTTTGTTATTCAATTCTTCTTCATAAACAATGTTGGAAACTTCCCTACGTTCATCTGCTGGGATGCTCAACCATTGATTATAGTCAACCTCTACTCCCCTTACGGTATCTTCGTAATGATGTGTTGCTTTTAACGTAGCAATTTTATATTGTCCAAACTGCATAGAACCTTCTAATGTTGTTCCATCGCTCGAAATCATTACTGTATTTGCTTGTTCGCCTTTCTCAAATGACCCTTTAGTTTGGTCAATACCAATACGACCAGTTGAAGGATTCCATTGAAGAACAATACCTTCTGCACCAGAAGTTACACCAACAATCTTTGCGCCAACTTTAATGTCACCACTAAATGAGTTGGTATTTAATGTCACGCCCTTATACTTCTCATTCACATAGTTTGAGAATGTTTGATAGTCCATACCCACATCCCAACGTCCGTCAGGTGTAGTATTCATCATCATAACAATCCAGTGAAGACCTGCATCATCGTAATACTTATCTGCAATCATTTCTGGGGTATCCCCTTCTTGCAAATCGTATCCGTAAAAGATGCGTCCATCATCACGCAATATTTCTTTAATTTTGTTTCTCACCATAATGTTGGTAAGAACCTTCTTTTCTCCTTGCAAGTTATATTGAACTTGTGGATACTTTAGAAAAAATCTGTTCTTCTTAGATAGCATATTTTACCCCCTTAAAATGGCATTGCGCCATCAAGACGTTCTTTAGTGAGGTAAGAAGTCTCTTTGAAGTTTAATGTTAAGTCGATTTCCGCAGGTGAACCATCCTCAAATTGTGCGGCAACACCAGAACCAGAACCGTTAACGTTCATTCCAGTTAGGACTGCCTCACAGAATCCACCGTAGAATCCTTTGTCGCCTGAAATGTTAATTGAGAATACAGACGGAACATCGAAAATTGCTTGTCCAGTACCTGCTTTAAAGTTTGGGTGCATGTGATATTTTAGTTTATTGATAGCACCGATAACCCCTGCGGATTCTCCCGCATTGCGAGGGAAGAATTTAAACGAGAAGTTGAACTCACGGAAACCAACCCCTTGGAACATAACTTCCATGTGGTTGTTATATGCAGTACCCGTCTTCTTGTAGACGGATGCTTTAAGACCAGAAAGTCCAGTAAAAGATTCTATTGCCCCACCAGCAGTATCCGCACCTGCTGCCGCTGCTCTTACACCAAACTCTTTAAGTCCATCCATAAAGTTATCTGATTGATATGCCTTGAGCATATTCGACATTTCAGTTTCTTGGTAGTTTGCAGTGTATTGCATCTCAATCTGTTGTGGCAGATAGAAACGAATATTACCTAAACCAAAGGTCAAAGAACCAGAGATGGGTTTATTCTTTACATACGAATTGTTTGGGTTCAACTGTGGTGTAAAGGTAATACTAGGTCCGTTGTGTCCAATCGGAAACTGAAAATTAGGTGCTGCAAACTTACTGCCAAAAAGTTTTGACAGTGGGGCAGCAATTTTTGCGGCAAGGTTTAACGCCATGGGAATCCTCTGTTTGTTGTCCTAATAAATAAGGTGTAGTGTTCCATATATTATTTATAAACTATTTATAAGGCGGTTGAGAATTATGGCGTATAAGGGTAGGTATTCTCCTCAGAATCCACAAAAATACAAGGGAGACCCCACAAAAATTATCTATCGCTCTCTATGGGAGCGTAAGTTTATGATATATTGCGATACCAACGCCAATGTGTTGGAATGGGCAAGTGAAGAAGTAATCATCCCATACAGAGACCCTACTAGCGGAAAGAACCGCAAATACTATCCAGACTTCTGGGTCAAGTATGTAGACAAAGAGGGTAAGATTGCTATTCGTCTGATAGAAGTCAAACCGAAAAGACAACTCCTAGAACCAGACCCTAAGAAGAAGTATAACACACCTACAGGTCGCTTGTCAACAAAATATGTCAGAGAAGTTAAGACTTATGCAGTGAACCAAGCAAAGTTCAATGCAGCAAAAGAGTTTTGTCTAGACAGAAAGTGGCAGTTTCAGATTCTAACAGAAGACCATTTAACTTAGACGTATAAATAGATATAGCAATCTAACTATAGGCAACGGACTAATTAATGGCAGCATCATATGTGTTTAACGACATTCTCTTGGACGGGGTTCGCTCTGGGGTTATTCCAGCACGAACTAAAAAAGCAAGAGAGTGGTATCGTGACAAAGCAAAGTCTACGAGGGTTACTCAAGGTAAACTTTTGAGTGACGCTGAACGTATGCGTAGTCGTGTACTACCTGGTACAATGATGATGTTCGTATACGATGCGAAGACTAAAAAGAAACTCCCATACTACGACAGATTTCCACTCACAATTATTGTGGACACTGCACCTGGTGGTTTTGTTGGTTTGAACTTGCACTATCTACCTCTAGCACAACGTGCGAAGTTGATGGATGCCTTATACTCAGTTGCAACAAATAAAAAATATGATGATAAGACTCGCCTTGCGTTAAACTATCAAACACTAAAGGGTGCAGCAAAGTTTGCAGCGTTCCGTCCGTGTTTCAAACGCTATCTAAGCAGTCAGTTGCAAAGTAAATTTTTATACGTCAATCCATCGGAGTGGGACATTGCACTTTTCTTACCAGTTGAAAACTTTAAGAAAGCAAGCAAGTCTCAAGTATGGAAAGATAGTATGTCAATGTTTTAAGCAGAGGGAAAACAATGAATATTGATTCATTCAGAGCAATCACCCACGGAGGATTCCAAAAAGCATCCCACTTCCAAGTGGAGATTCATGCCCCCTCACGAGTGGGTATGATGCCAGGTACAAATGCCGCTGGTCACATGTATGTGCGAGAGTGTAACATACCAGGTCGTAACATGGCAACATCAGAAATCAAATACGGTACTGCACCAACAACAAAGCAAGTCTATAACTCAATCCCAGCAGACTTTACCGTCACCTTCATCTGTGACGCTGGAATGGAGTTGTTCTCATATTTCAAGAAGTGGCAAGATATTATTCATAACCCTATTACTGGTACACTTGCATATCCAGACGATTATAAGGGTACTGTTGTTGTGAGTGCTTTGGATACTTTGGGTTCTGTTAGATTCACCCAAACAATGTATAACGCATTCCCTGAGAACGTTGCGGATATTAGTATGAGTTATTC